GAAGTCGCTGCAGTCCCGCAATGACGTGAAGGCGCTGGTCAATCACGAGTCACGTTTGGTGATTGGTTCCACTCGCGCCAAGACGTTGACCTTGGACTCGGGTGTTCAGGGTGTCCGTGACCTGATCGCGCTCCCTGACACCACTTACGCCAATGACTTGCACACCGTTGTAGGGCGAAAGGATGTGCGCGGCCAGTCGTTCGGATTCTCTGTCCCCAAGGGTGGAGATGAGTGGAACGACGACTTTTCCGAGCGAGTGGTCAATGAGTTCCGTCTGCACGAGGTGTCTGTGGTGACGTTCCCCGCATACACCCAGACATCAGTTTCGGCACGATCCCTGGCCATGTTTGAAGCCCGCTCGGGCCGTGATGGCGATGACCTCGCTGCCGCGATTGAAGCACTGCGCACCGGCGCGGAGATGACCGATGAGCACGCCGACATCCTCACTGAGGCGGTGCTTCGGTCACGTGGGACCAATGACGACGAAGCCGCAGAGATTGCCGCAGCTGTCACGGACCTACGCAACGTGGACGACGAGGACGTAGCCGACGAACTGTTCCTGCGCCGCGCTCGCCTGCGTCTGCGCGAACGGACCCTGCAAGCCCTGTAGTACCAAAAGTTTCGGTTTTGAGGAGCCTCAGACCGTTTGCGTTCAGCGGAGCCGCGACGCGCCAATCCACACCCTGCGCATCCCACTCAACGTAAAGGAATAACTATGTCCTACCTGGACGATTTGAATGAGGCTCAGCTCAAGAACACCCACGCGGTGCGGGCGATCCTCGACAAGATGGAAGCCGAAGGCCGCACCGCGCCTACGGTTGAAGAGCGCACCGCTATGGATGCGCTTGACTCTGAGTTTGTTGAGCGTAGTGAGAATATCGCTACGCGCCTTGAAATCGAGAAGCGCGAAAAGGCACTCGATGAGGCTCGCGGCAAGGCCCCTGAAACTCGCGAACAGCGCGATGGCGCTCCCGTGGAATCGGTTGCCGAGATCATCCGCAAGATGGGTCGCGGCGAGATTCGTGAGTACACCTTCGAGCAGCGCACCAACACCAAGGGCACCACGACTGATGGTGGCTACACCGTTCCCGAGGGTTTCGGTGGTCGGATCATTGAGAAGCTCAAGACTGTTGGGCCTCTTCTGAACCCGAACATCATCGACCTGACCACCACCACTCACATGCGGGACGTTCCTTACCCGATTGAGAACGCTGGAGTTGGTGGCACTGCTACCGCTGAGGCAAGCGCCTACGGCGTGCAGACACCTACGTTCACCCAGAAGATTCACCGCGCATGGAAGCAGACTGCATACATCGCGGCTTCTGATGAGTTGCTGCTCAGTGACGATGTCGCGATTGAGGATTACTTCGATCGTAAGTTGTCGGTTGGTCTCGGAACGGCTGTAAATAACTCCTTGACGCTCGGCACGGGCACCGTTCAGCCTGAGGGCTTGATCGCTGGTGGCTCTGGTGTCACTGGTGGCACTGGCGTTTCGGGTAAGCCAACCTACGAGGATCTGGTCGATCTGGAGACCTCAGTGGACAGCATGTATGCGTCCAGCTTGAAGGCCGGTTACCAAATGCGCCGCACTACGACTGGTGTTATTCGCAAGATCAAGGACACTGCCGGTTCGTACATCTTCGTTCAGAACCCTCGTCTGGGTGAGCCGTCGTCTATCAACGGCTACCCCGTGTACGAGAACCCTGACGTTGCCGCTGTAGCGACGAACGCTAAGTCGATTTGGTTTGGCGACTGGTCTTACTTCCTGGTTCGTCAGGCAGGCGGGATCATGCTCGACCGCAACGACACCCTCGGATGGGATTCGGACCTTGTGTACTTCAAGGGTCGCATCTGGGTGGACTCGTTCGTTGGCCAGACGGAAGCCATCAAGAGCTTCGCGGGCGGAACCGCCTAGGAAGTCCCACAGATGTCATCGGCTTCGGTCGGTGGCTAAAGAGTGGGGGACGGAGCGCAGGGCCGTCCCCCACTCACCACCCTGCACCCTGCGCACTCCTGTGATTGGAATCCTGCGAATGAATCGAGCTGAGCGCCGCCGTGCCCAAAAACTGGGCCTGACTACTGACCCGCTTGCCATCACTTGGTATAGCAACTCGACATGGCTTGAAACTGGCTATGGCACACAAACGAAACAGGTTGTGCCTCGCCTACAGGACGCGGGTCACCATGTCGCCGTAGCGTCGAACTGGGGTCTCGCTGGCACTCAGATGATGTACGAGGGTGTGCATCACTACCCAATGGGCGCTGACGGGTATTCGAATGATGTCGTTGGCCCTACTTACTTGGATTGGTCGCGGCGTCACCCTGATTCTCAACCGCTTCTCATTGCGTTGTTTGATGCGTGGCCGTTGAAGGGTCCGGCGTGGGATCGGATGCCGGTTGGCATTTGGACGATGGTTGACCACTTGCCCGTCCCGCCTGCCGTTTTGGAGTTTCTGAAGAAACCGAATGTGACCCCACTTGCGGCGTCGGCTTACGCGCATCGTCAGATTGAGGCCGCTGGCGTGCAATCACTGTACGTGCCTATGGCGATAGATACGGGCACGTATAAGCCGACCGCTGCATGGAATAACGGGGAACGGAAAGTCTCTGGCCGCGAGCTGATGGGCTTTGACGAAGACGTGTTCGTTGTCTCGTGCATCAACGCGAACAAGTCCGGTAATGGCGTGCACCGTAAGGCATGGGGCGAGAACTTGCAGGCGTTCGCCGTGTTCGCGCAGCGCCATGATGATGTGCGTCTGTACCTGCACACTGAGCGCCACGGCAAGTACGGCGGCGTGATCTTCAATCAACTCATCGAGTCCCTGGGGATCAAGCCTCATCAGTACAGCTTTGTTGACCAGTGGGCCTCCCATATTGGCATCCCCACTGAGGCGATGACTGCGATCTACACCGCCACTGATGTTCTCCTGGCCAGTACTTACGGCGAGGGATTTGGCTTGACGGTCGCGGAGGCTGCCGCGTGCGAAACACCCGCCATTGTCTCGAACTTCACTTGCCAACCTGAACTAGTCTCCGAGGACTCTTTCCTTGTTGACGGTCAGGGTTGGTGGAACTCACTTCAGGGCGCATGGTGGCAGATCCCAAATGTTGCTTCGATTGTCGAGGCACTTGAGCAGACTTACGCCCGTGGCCGCTTCCGCTCCACTGCGCAACGTGAGCACATCATCGCAAACTTCAACGCTGACCTCATCTTCGAGACTCGGTGGAAGCCCGCACTCGCGGCGTTGACTGCCGATCCGTCCGGCGCGATTGAACCTCTCGTGCGCCCCGCTGAGTGGGTGCGCAACGACGACGCTGAGCCGCTACTGAGTATCTACATTCCCGCGTACAAGCGTCCCGAGCTTGGTCGCTTGCTTGAATCCTTAGCCCCGCAGATTGATGAGCGCGTTGAGGTCATCATCTCTGACGATGATCCCGCTGGCTCTGGCTACGGGCACGTCATCGAGCACCTTGCCGACACCGCCGCTCGCGTGCATTACTCCCGCCGACGTAAGAACCTCGGACCGGACGCGAACATTCTTCGCGGCCTTGAGGTCGGTACTGCGCCGTGGATCTGGCTGATGGGTGACGACGATTGGGCGCTACCTGGCGCGATTGAGAACATCATCACCTGGGTTGACGACATTGCCGCTCCCGACAGGGTGATCCTGTTGTCCGAGGATTCGCCAAAGACGGTGGCGGGATTATCTGGCTCGCTGCCCGAACTCGCCGCGCTTGACCCTTCACTACCGATTGCCGCCACCCTGATCTCTGCGAATGTGGTGCGCCGGTCAGCTCTGAATCTGAGCCTCGGTAACGAGAAACTGGACACGATGTATGCCCACTCGTGGGCGAACACGACTTGCCGCAACGTCTACGTCATCCCCGAGCCGTGTATCGGCGTCGGCACTGACCATCTGGATGAGTACCCAGGCATGCGCGCGATTGGCGCGGAGGGTGTGATCGAGATTTGGCGCGACCTGTTGGCGAACGGCTACGGGATCGAACCGACTGATGCGGCCCTCGCGTGGAACTTCACGAACGTAGTCGCGGCATGAGCACCGTCGCGGTGACTGGCGCATCTGGGCATCTTGGTCAGGCTGTTGTCGCTGAACTGTATGACGCTGGTCATATTGTGCGCCGTGTCGGTCGCCGGTTCCCGACGACTATGCGGGCTGATGTGGTGTTGCATCTCGCGGCCCCTGATTGGCGCGACTCTCGCGCTGTCTGTGACTTCTATGCGTTCAATGTGGCGCTGTACAGGTGGTCGGCTATGACGCACACCCGCGTCATCAATACCGGCTCGTGGTGGCAGTACGCCGGTCCTGAGGCTGAGGCTTTGCCATATACGCGGTTGAAGGCGGATCAGGCGCAGTTGTTCGCTACGACGCTGGTCCCGTTCAGCATTTACGGGGATCAGGCTCGCGCTGGTCGTGGTTTCATTCCCCAGTTGCAGGCGCACCTCCGTGGCGATTCAAGCCTCTCTGGGGTGTCAGCAGAGCCGCGTGACTGGATACACGTCACCGATGTTGCTAGGGCCTACCTCGCGGCGATGAAGGCACCAGCGGGCACATATGACGTTCGCACGGGTCAAGCGTTCTCTCCTGCTGCTCTTGCTCGGGCATGTGGAGTGGATGGCCTGCCGGACTATCCGGAAACCCCGTCATGCGTCCTGACGTATGCCAATGAGATCGTCCCCGGTTGGTCGCCTCGCCACGGGGTGCTGACGCACTTACGGCAGGCGGTGTCGGCGTGATTCCGGTCCTGATCATTCCGGTCCTTACTCGCGCGGATTTGCTGTACCGGATGCTGGAAACGATCGACCATCCCGTTGAGCGGCTGATCGTGGTCGATAACGGCGATTGTGTCTCAGGCTTCGAGCTGGCCGAGAAAGCCAAGCCGCATTGCACATGGGTCACACACCTACGGATGCCAAGCAACCTCGGCGTACCGGCTTCATGGAATATCGGCATTAAGTCCACGCCGCACGCGCCGTTCTGGATGGTTAGCAACTTCGATGTGACGTTCCCCCCTGGTTCGCTCGCGGGCTTCGCGAACGACTCGAAAGCGAACACGGTCCTACTCGCTCAGGCTGGCCCCCCGTGGTGCTGCTTCACTATCGGCGAGCAGGTCATCGCGAAGGTTGGCCTGTTTGATGAGGCGTTCTATCCCGCGTATTGGGAAGACATTGACTATGAGCAGCGTTGCAAGATCGAGGGCATCAAGGTAGTTGAGTCCACGATCCCCGTGCATCACGAGAACTCATCCACGATCAACAACATGGCGCACCGCAACAATGAGACATACCCCGTTAATGAGGCGTACTACAGGGACAAGGTGCAGCGCGGTGACGCCTCCGAGGGTCACTGGTCGCTGCATAGGCGTAGGGCGTTGTCGTGGGATTAGCGCCACGACCTGAGCGGGTCAAGTTCAAGGGCATGTATGAGGGTCAGACGGTGTACGTGCTTGGCTCGGGCGCGTCACTGAACTGGATAGATGCGCGATTCTTCACCGACAAGCTCTGTGTCGCGGTGAACTTCATTTCACTGGAACTTGGTGTCGATGTGGAGTTCATCGCTGGCCACTATCACCTTGACGCGATAGCGATCAGTGAGGCGCTGCCGGATCAGACGGTCATCGTTCCCGAGATGGATCAGGGTGGCACGAAACTCGCGCCGCACGCGCCAACGAGTGGCAACGTGTGGTCGTTCCCCACGCGCGAGCAAATGTATGAGGCGTTCAATGTGGATGAGCATTGGCCCACTGAACCGGATCATCTGGTGGTTGGTCCTACGTCGCTGCATTTTGCGATGCACTTCGCCGCCTACGTCGTTGGTCCTACTGGCGCGGTCGTTCTGGTCGGTGCTGACTGTGGCCGAGTGGACGGGAAGGCCAACCGTGACGGTCACGACCCTGGCACTTCATGGCCGTGGGACGTGTGGGCAGAGCAGTTGCCCCGCGTAGCTGACCGTATTCGCGCGACAGGCACGCAGGTGTTTTCTCTGAATCCGTTTGTGAACTTCGCCCTTGAGGGTCATTCGTATCGCTCTACGAGCGTCAACATCAATTAGGAGGTCAAGTGGCGATCACGAATGGCTACGCGACTGTTGCCCAAGTGAAGGCGACCTCGCCCTCCATCAACGCAGCTGACTCCATCGACACGGTGCTGGAGATGTGTATTGAGTAGGCTTCGCGAATGGTGGACACGTACTGTGATCGTCGTTTCTTCACGAATGGCACGGCTGAGGTTCGCACCTACGCCGCCGTGAATGGCACATATCTGAGCGTTGATGACGTTGCCACACTGGCCACGGTCAAGACTTCAACGAATGTTGACGGCACATTCGATACCACGTGGGCGACTACTGACTATCAGACGGAGCCATTGAATAGGTGGGCGTCTGGTGTCGCGTTCCCCATCACGCGGCTGCGTGCCATCGGTGACTACAGCTTCCCCGTCAGTCAGCAGGCCGCTGTTCAGATCACGGGTACTTTCGGCTTCGGCACTGCCGTCCCCACTCAGGTGACGCACGCCACGATCATTCTCTCGCTGCGGCAGTTGAAGCGGTATGAGTCTCCTACGGGCGTGCAGGGCGGCGGCGATTACGGCCCTGTCTACATCTCTCGCAAAACTGACCCGGACGTTGCGGCGATTCTTGACCCGTTGCGCCGTAACGTGGTCGCTGTCGGATGAGCACCCCGACTCAGATCCGCACCGCACTCGCGTCAGCGATCAACGCGATCAGTGGGATCTCCTGCACCGCGAAAGTACCGGCGAACCCTCGACCGCCGTGCGCGATCATCCTGCCCGCGTCACCGTTCAT